TCTCCACCAAATACTGATACAGAATCTGTTTCTGGATATATTTGTGGAATCAACGCTTCATAGTCTGACGCCGTAACCGCCCTGTTCTGTGACGCATAGACCCTAGGAGCGAGTTTTTTGATGGACTCGACAGATTCTATAGCAGCACCCTGTCCCGACGCTTCTAGGGTCGTTACGAGGGGTGCTACGATCTTTACAGGACTACCATTATTGTCGAAGAATCTTCCAGAAAATCTAAAAGAATCGATGCCGTTTGCTTTCTCACCATTGGTGACAACATAGTTTACAAGAATAAAATTATCAGTCTTAAGTTTACTTCCAAATGACCCGTCACCAAATATTAATTCATATCTTTGATCTTCAATTTCGTTAATAAAGAATACGTCATCTGTCGGTTTGATCGCTGTCAAATTATCGGCAAATTTGTATAATCTGGTTATATTACTATTCTTACTTTCTCTTACTTCTACCCTAATCAAATTTGTGTCTATATTTGGGTTTTGAAGTATAAATCTTTGGTTCTTATTATTACTATCTACAGTAAATGTGTTCTGAACATATGCACCTTCATATATTTCAACGTTATCAAAAGATGCAAGACTTCCTGATACTGGAACTGTTATATCTTGAGGAATGGAGTACACATAACTACGACCACCAAAACTAACCGCAGAGGTCGCTACAATGCCCTTACGGAGCGTTACAGAGACTGGATTGGTGGCAAAGGACGATAGATCAATATAGAACGATATACGAGCACTAGACGCTGTTACAGACCTAGGAAGATAACCAAGGTTTCTTGCTAAGGAGACTACATTCTCTCTTAAAGTTGCACCATCAAGGAACACCTCATTGCTGAGCATGTTAGCATTGTAAGAACTAATATAAGTGTTATATGCTAACGTGTCCAGAAGGACAGAGAAGTTAGATCCTTCAAAATCATAGTCAGTAAATTTGCCATCTGCCCGCAGAAAGCTCTTTATTGACTCCTTGATTTCATTAAAATCTAGAGATGCTACGTTGACTAGTGACATTTATCGTGACGGTAGTAATACAAATTGTAATTGTTGGGGTTGAACGTCAATTCCAACTATAAAATACTTAATCGTCACATCCATTTGCCCTTCGTCGTAATTTGGGACCACATTTATTTGATCCAATTCGACTCTAGGTTCATTTTGTTTAATTACAACCTCAATTTCATCCTTTAAACTCTTTGCAGTGAAGAAACTAATGTTCTCAAATAGGAGTCTATTGACAGCACAACCAAAATCGGGGTCAAAAGGCTTCTCACCCTGGATAGTTAGAACTAAATTCTGAACTGATCTTGCTATAGCGTACTCATTTTTTAATGCAAGTAAGTCCCGCGTCAAAGGATTTCTCTTTAACGTGAGACTTATGTCTTTAAAACCCCTACTTGTCCGATCAAGCGGCATGATATTTATGAAAAGTTTGCCTTATCACTTATTTATCACACTTTTACCAAGATTAGTCTTCCAAACGCTCAACATAGTTGTCTTCAGGCGCATGAAGTCCATCTTTTTGCTTAGCACGACGGCGACGTGATGCCATATCAAGGTATTTGTCACTGTCAACTTCGGTAATTAGTGTCATTCCCTCCTGAATGAAGAGTTCTCCCTTATCGACTTTGTGATAATTGCCCATTTTTTGCTCCGTTACTTGATTTTTGGAACTTTTAGAGGGGTTACTATCCCTATTGTGTATCAAGAGGTCTGTTTTCTTGTGATTTGTAGGTCTCAATACCCTCTTCTTTACGTTCTTTTGCTGTTTTCCAGAAATATTCGTCTTCTCGACCCATACCAAGACGCTCAAAACCATTCTCAACTGAGTAAAATTCTGTAGAAACCTTAAAATCAGGCATTTTTGGTTCAACAGGGGTCAAACTGTTGTCAAAAATACGCATTCTGTTGTTTGGATAGAGTGCGTACTGACCATTTTCCAGTTCAATGAGGTTATGAGACTTATGCTCAGCGGGATTTTCGCTTGTTGCATAGTCAATCATATCACAATCTTGGTGATAATTGTCTATTGTGCAAATATATGTGCCTTTTTTTATTCCATGGTCTCTAGTATATAGTTCAAAGTCCATCGATCCAATGAATTGTTTGTGAATAGATACAACTCCGTAGTCCATGCAATTCCAAAACTGTAAATTTGGAAGATTCATGTCTGGATCGGGTAGAACAGGCTCTGAGAGAAACGCGCTGATAGGTAGTTTATCGTACATCGCAGCATATTCTGGTAAATATGTCTCAAAATAAAAAGCACGTCCAGGTATGCTTTTGCAAGATACCCAGACGCCTTTAACAAATTCACCATGACCAGATTGATGGTCAGTAAGGTATTCTTTACGTACCCAAACTTCAACAGCAGGAAGATTGCAGATTAATGCTGCCATAGCAATAGTTCTTAACTATTACTATTTACCGTCCTTGTCCTTTGTAACGCTTTTTAGCCGAGTTACGCGAGGTAGCGGCATATTTCGTATGCTGTCCGCTTCCCTGACGAGTTTTTTTCGGGGTAGACTCAATGAAAGCGGTTCCGAGTAGAGACTTTTTAACTTTTGCCATAATAATTACTCAATAGGTTCTAGTTCAAGATCAGAAGGTTCAAAGTCAGCACCTTCATAGTACTGCATAGCAAGTTCTTGAAGGATTTCTGCTGCCTCATCAAAAGGGATGTCAGAATAAATCTTACGTCCCTTACATTTAATGTTGACTCTTTGCATATCAGATGACACGAGTCTTCTCGTGACCGACACGAATACGAGGGTCGCACCAGGTTTCAACGCCTGCTTCTTTGGCATCAAGACAGAATGAGACATCTTCTCCGCACATATCTTGAACCGCTCCAGATTCAAAGACTTGCATCTTAGGAGCGAACCAAGGATACTCAAGACGCTCGAAGACGCCTTTACGGATCATAACCCATCCAAAGCCAGTATAGTCAACCGTAAAGGGTTTACGACGCTTACCCATGGATTCTACGGTCTCATGGTTCATGACACCGCCGTTCTTGCGGAAGTCATCTTCTTCCAACCAGTGAGCAACAGAGGTGGTCATCCCATCTTCGGTGGCATACCAACCAGCTGCGATCTCTCGCTCAGGTTGCTCGTTTCCGTCTTTGTCTGGACCAGGAACTGCGAGATCACAGAGTTGCCAGAACTTTTCAGTATTGAATACAATGTCATTATCAATCCACAGTTGATAATCATAGGGAAGTTTACCATCCCAGGGAATTTGCTTAGGACCACGCAGAACGTTCGCTCCAAGAACCTTGCAACGTGCAAAGTTAACCATAGAGGAATAATCTTGAGAGATCTGAATGGTCATTCCATTTTGTACCAGATCAAAGCACAATTGGACAAACGACTTAAGGAAGGTATAAGAACAGTTCCTACCAGGAAGGCAGAATACGATTGCTTTACCCTTCATTCTCTCCTTAATCGCCTGATAATCCCAATCTTCTTTGGGTTTGGTAGGTGCTGATGCCTTAACAGTAAATCCTTTTGCCATGAGTTTAGATTTTTTTCAGTTCAATTCTAACAGGTTATCTATGTAATGTCAATATGATGCATCCTGTATGTCTGCATTATCAACAGTACATTTTACATATTCGTATCTTGTTTTATCGAGAGTCTCCCATACCTTTGGGAACTCTTCTTCGGACAAAACAGCATACTCACATTTACCTTCGTTTTCACAATCGTAGATGTGATAAATTTTATAGTTCATTTGTCTAATTCACTACAGAATTATATATGACTGCAAGTATAAACCCGAGGGGTACGAGCAGTACCTTTGGATTACGGATAACCAGACCAACGAAGAGTACTCGCCAGATATTCCAATAGGGTTTTTGTGACATAACTAGTTGTTCAGTTACCCAATCATAGTATAACACATAATGGACATTATCAACGGTCGGTACGCGAAGTGTCGTGAGATCTTCAAAAAGAATGATATCAATGAACTTCGTAAAGAAGTTGACTGGCATTTTGAACATAACTTACATCCACACTGTGTGATTGAGAAGACCTATGATACAAAATATAAGAAGTCTCCTTTAACTACTGATAGTATTATTGATGAGCATGGTCTGATTGATAAAGATATGGCATCTCCTTATCCTTATCAAAAAGAGATCTGGAATACCTTTACTGTTACTATGGCTCAAAAGGTTAGAAGATACTTGGAGAAAACAAATCCAGATCTTTTAAAAAGAACATGGGAATATAAAGAACCATGCATCAATGGTCACCGAGTCTATCCGCATGCCATCTATGCAATAAAATGGGATTCCTCAGAAAGATACCGAATGGATAGAAATCTAAGTTTTAATGAATGTCCTCTTCATTGGTCTACTGGATATAGACTTAAAAATACTACTGATATCAAATACAAAAACGATAAGTTTATAAACGTTGTATATTACCTAGACAAAGGTATGAAGTATCTCACAGACTCTCAAAGGCAAGATCTTAATCTTTTTGATGGGGGGACTGTCGTAGAGAAGAATAAAAATATCTTCAAAGATGAAAGTGAAGAAAACTCCGCATTTATCTTTACGGATCATCGATGGTCCTTGGCAGGAGAGAATATTACCGCAATCATCTTCTCATTCTCAATCTTCTCCGAGAATCGTCATGCAAACTGGATGTACCCTAGGGTCGCAGATTATGAGAATCGCATGAAGCGTCGTTGTAAAAATTCCGTGGCAGTCTCCGAGTATATCATGTCGGAAACTGGTAAAATTTATAAGTGATGGGTGTGGACTATTAATCAATCGTTGTTCAGACGAGAGCGCCCAGACACCCTTTTTATATATCAACCTATTCGTCCGAAAAATTTTGGGCGAATTTTTTTATATGCAATCGAAATCACTCACTCGATCTGTCACCTCTGTAGGTTAGGGTAGTGACCCATTTTTAATCGGGGGGGTCAGGGGCACACATTAGTATATCTTATCAATCGCATAGACTGCCATAACGAATGCTAATCAGTGCCTATGGACACTCACGAATGTGTCCACACTGCCCAAACCCCTTGCGCCGCAAGGGATCTCAGCGACTGTGCCAGTTCACAAAGTGGCATTGTTACGTTATATAATGAAATAAACCACTTTTATTTGTGTCCACTCTCAAATGCTGACATAACTTGTAGCCCATTGAAACAATAATGAGCACAAAAAAAAGCGACCCATAAGGGTCGCTGATCTGTGGAGAACTCTGTGGATTCTGTGGATTAAATCGCCCTTACAAGGTGCGCCCAGTACGGGACGCCTCTATAGGTTGCCGACCGTGGGGAGATCCATTGTCCTTTCGCCCTGGTGCTGATCGCATACGGTTCGCCCTGCGGCGTTCTCCAGATCGTGGCGGGTTCTCCAGTGACTCGATCATGGGTCTTGGCGATCTCGACCGCTTCCGCCATGTCACAGCACCAGTCGCCCTCATACCAATCAACGGCGGTCGCCTGAGCAGGCATCACGATGAACTGACAGACCCTTGCGCGGTTCAGATCGCTTAGCGCCTGCAGTTCGTTTCCTTTCGGTTCCATTGTTTCCATGGTGGGAGAAGTGTTGTTCGTTTCCATTCTGCCAGATCTCGACCGATTGGCAAGGGTCACACGAGACCCTTGTGAATCCGCCTGTAGGCAACCCAGGTGATCGCTTGGATCTGCCCTGCGCTGATTCTCTCCCCTGTCACGCCTGAAGCGATCTCAGCGGCGCGACAATAATCCGCCTGAATGTTTCTGAATGCCTTAGGAGTCATTGAGGGAACATCTTTCAAACCGCTAACAGTTCCCGCCCAAATGTTAAAAGCATGTCCATCAATACAGGGCGACTCAGTATCACCATTGTGCAAAATGTTCAGGTAAAAAGCAATAACTTTCTGACCCTTCAAAATGTCACAAATAGCGTCGGATTCTAAGTTACCCATAAGGATCGCGATTGCCTTCGCTTTGTTCTTCTTAA